CGCGTTGTTTGTTCCACTTGTTGTAAAATTTAAACCATTGTATTCTTAAACGTTGTTATTTCTTTGTTGTTCTTCAACGTTGTTATTTAAATTTTAAACAATTTCAATAAAATAATTTTAAATCAACCTTTATTTTATTAAAAACATCGCGTTTTATTTGGACGGAGGAAGCCCAGTGTTTTGACGTCCCCCATTAAAAATGTCTAATGTGACAGTCGCTATGGAAGGGGAAACTTCCAGTCATTCGAGCGATAATAATTCGAATCAAGTCTCTCTCGAGAAGAAAGGTCTTAAAGACCTAGTACTCTCGTTGAAAACAACTGAGAGTTTTATTTATAGATATCGCTTAATTACTTTATTTAATTTACTCGTAGATTTAGTTAGGTGTAGGGAAAAATGGGAAATACCTGGTAGATTATATTCTATTTTATGTATGTATCGTCCTGAATCAGCTGTAGAAACTGTAGAACGTTTGCGTCCTTATTATGAAGATATTAAATTTGCGTGTATTACTGGCTATAATTATATTACCGGAAAGGAAAGCTTATCTTTAACTGAAGCTCTAACACAAGTTGACAAAATTCCTGACGATTTAGAAACCGTTCCTCATGGTGCTAAAGAAATATTTAACGAAATGAAAAATAAATTAAAACCGGATAAGCCTGATGAATTATTAGAAGAGCACACCCCGTTTTTGAAATTTTTGTTTTCAGTGATCACTATCTTTGGTGCTTTGTTTGGAGTTAAAGCAGTGTTCAATTTTGCTAATCTTAGGGATAAAACTAAGGATTTTGTCAACTCAGTAAATACTTTAAAAGCAGCTAAGACTTTGTATCAAGAATTGGATACTTTTTCCGATAGTTTGTTATCCATGGTTTACGATCTTATGGGCAAAGAATATATTTCTCCTAAACTTAAGCACGTTAAGGAATTGTCTGATAAGATTTCAGCTTTGCATGAGGAATGTAATGTTTATTTGCGAGCTTGCAAAACTGATTTCTTTGGTTTGATGCGTAATTTTAGGGGTCATATATTTCTTGCTAAATATAATAAATGTCTTGCTGCAATGACAAAATTAACGGAACAGGAAAAATCGAATTATAATTTTACTCTGCGTTTGTCAAAAATTTTTGAAATAATTGATGAGATGCAAAATAGGTACATGGAAATGGTTGCTTCATCTTGCGGAAAACAAAATCCAACTGTATTATGGATATCTGGTCTCCCTGGCGTTGGTAAAACCCGATTGGTAAATAAACTTTGTGCTGAAATGGCAAAAGAGTATGGTATGCCTTACGCTAGAACTTGGTCTGAAGAATATTGGTCAAATTATCAACTTCAAGCTATTTGTACGATGGATGATATGCTGCAACATTCTGAAGGAAAAGATTTGATGGAATTCCACATGTACACTTCTGAAGATGCTAAGAACATTGTTGGAGCTCGCTTGGAGGAAAAAGGAAAGCCATTTGTTTCTCGTTTTATGTTTGTAACATCAAATTATAATTGGATTGCACCTCCTGTTAAATTAACTGATCTTGAAGCCCTTAATCGTCGTCGTCACTTTGTCATCTATATGCACAATCCAGCAGTTGCTGAGTATAAGGCTAAAAATCAAGGAACTGATAACACCGATTTAGACTGGTGGAAAAATCATCCTCCACGATACTTTTTGATAGATCCTATTTATGGGTGTACTTTAAAAGACTTGGTAGCAGTTCGAAATCTAAAATTCGATCCTTATGCTCCCTGGGTAATTGGTGAAATGACAGAAGCCCAAATCTTAACTGCTGTTAAGGAAAGAGAAAAGTATTTTGCAGAACTATATCGTCAAAGATTGTTACACTTTGTTGGAACTGACCATGAATTTCCAATTCCCCAAGAACCAATTGAGTATGATAGAACTTTGTTTGATGTAAATGCAGCTCGTGCTTCGATAACAGATGGATCTTTGGTTTCCCGAATGATTACTTTTCATCACCACTATGATTTGAAACCTGGAATGTTAGGACCTCCACCTAGTCCTAGTTCAAGCGAAATTTCGACTTCTGATGATGAGGATGAAGATTCTGATGAAGAAAAGGAAAGTATTGATTCTGAATTTTATGAACATTGTGCTTTACAAGAAGGTTTTAATACTTGGCAAGAATACGAACAACATCTTATTCAGACGAAGGAACAAGCTTATGAACAATCTTTGCAGCGTTATTACGGAGATTGGAATGTGCTTGATACTGTGGAACATGCTTTTGGAATAAAGAAGAGAACCCGGCGTTTGAAATACGGATTGCTTTTAAAAGGTGATGCTGGAGTAGGAAAAACTTATTTAATGAATCAACATCTCTCTCCTGAAAAGTGTTATTTTGTCAAGTATCAAAAGGATGAGAAATATCCATCAGATAAGGTTCTTGTGTTTGATGATTTTGTTCATAACGTGGAAAGAAAGGCTCAATATATCTGCGCTTTGATTGATTTTGAAAATAATGTTATCAAGAATCCTTGTATTTTCGCTACTTGTAATACTAACGTGGATAATTGGAAAAACATGTCATCTGTAGAGAAGGATTTGATCAAACGTCGAAATTTTGTTTGTGGCATTAAGTACAAGAACACTTTTAAAATTGCATGTCAAATGAAAGGAAAGAAAACTTATCGTGTGATTAGAAATATGGATCAACATGAGCGAAGCAAGCACCTTGTCACCAAAATGTCAATACCTAAGGATACTGCTTTTGAACAACTTAGTACTTTGGAAAATACATGGGATGGAGTATCAAATTTGATATCTTGGTATGTCAATTGTATGCAAGATAATGAAGAGGCAGTTGAGGAGCTTGAACCATTAGAATTACCACAACCAGCTTGGCCAGATATAATCATTAGATGTGACAAAGGATTGAGCGAATTTGAACCACATATTTTCTTGAGTATGGAAACTTTCAATCTTTTCCACATACAAAAATTAGGATCTGACAAAAAGTATCATAAAATGTCAATGACTGAAGCGATTAAGATTGCGGCTCCAATTTTTAAAGCTTTTGGTAAAACATCTCGATCTATCGCTAATGATCCTAAACATTACACGGTTATTTTCAATGCTAAGAAAATTAAATGCCCGAATTTTCCACATATGTATGTCCACTTCAATGATTGCCAGTTTGGTTTTGTTCAAGCCCCTTGTGATGAAACAGTAGTAGCATATTATGTAACACCTGGAAAATATGAGAGTGATATGCGAATTACCAAGGATGCCATTTTGGTTGGAAATGAGACTTACACCTTCGATACAGAACAACAAAAACGATTTCTTAGTGCTATCAGAAATTTTGCAAAAGGAGACCTCATTAAGGTGGTAGAGAAACCTGATCATGAAAAGATTGCATATCAGGAATTCTTGAAATCCGATATGAGTGAATTAGTTCAACTTGGCATTACCTTGGCATCATTAGCATTAGCAGGAGGATCGGTGGTAAGTCTTTTGACTCCCTTTTGGAAAAGCTTTGGTAAGAAGGAAAAGGAAGAAGAGTCAGAAGATGAAGACACCGAAGAAAAGCATATCGTCATTGTTAAGCATGAAGGCAAGCGTGGTAAGAACAAACGTAAAGCAGCTGCTAAGAACCCAATTAGTGACACCGGAGATTCACCTGGAGAGCAAAGTCATGAACCACCAGCTAGGATTAATCTGCATTCTGACATGATTGATTTGTATAGAAAGAATTATTATGAAATTACTGCTATGTCTGCCGAAGAACATCAGGATTTGTTAGTGCATGAAAAGATAAAGAAAAAGATTAAATCAAAGAAAGGCGATCCAATTAGAGATGGAGAAGATCTTTCTAGAGGGGAAGCAAATACTGAACCCCCTACTCGTCTTGTACTTAGAGGAAACTTAAAGTACAATGCCGCTGACTTTAGACCTAACGTCAGTGATGATAAGGATCGTTTTTGTTTGGTATATTCTAATCTTTATGATGCATTCGGAGTGAAGTATCAGAGTAAAATCTATTATTTGCACCCTGACGTTGAGGGTCTATACTTTGGTAGAACTGTAGTAGATAATTTCATCTGGAGTAAGGTTGAACATCCATCCGGAAAGGAAATAGGCCGTGCTGATCATCTTGCAATAAATTCAATCGTTAATCAAAATGTAGTAATCCCAAAGAAAAGTGAGTGTAATGCTGATTCTGTCTGGGCTTTCTTGATGGTGTATGGTGAGGCTTATGATTATTGGAATGAAAAAGTCGATGAGAGGTTTATAGAACATATCTTTAATCAGGATGTTCTATGGCCTAAACACGTCGCCAAGCCTGGCGTAATCCCTGAAGGGAATCGTGCTCAGTACCACATGGCAGTGGATCCGACTTTGTTTGAATTCGTAGGAAGAATAAAACCAAACATGTGTGAAATACTCCATCCTAAAAGTGAGGAAGTAATGTTGCGTGGTGTTATGTTGAAAGGAAAATACGGAATAACCAATAATCATTGTCCTATGCCTGCATTGTTGAGGATGGCCTATCGTGAAGATAAATTGTATAAGATCGACAAAATCTTGGAAGATAGAATGCATGACGTGTGTATTTTTGAAGTGAAAGATGTATCTTTTCCAGCTGTTAAGGATATAACGAATACAATACCAACACGAGAGGAACTAGGCAATCGCATATCTCACGATTATGGAGCACAAGTTAGGATATATTTGATGAAATATGTCTATAACGAAAAATTCAAAGCTCGTGATTTTAATCACACGATGGCTCCAGCAGAATTTAATGTGCGATTAGAACCTAAGACTCAAGTTAAGAACACCACTGGTACAGTTACTTTCAGTTATGATTTGGATTCTCTTGGTCTTTCTGGATGTTCCACATATGGTGACTGCGGTTCAGTCGTTTGCTATGTGGACAAAACTTTACAAGCCAAATGGTGTGCAATTCTATCTGCCGGATCAAGAGATTTGACCGTTGCTAGGTATTTTACTCGTGATTATATCCTTGATTTGTTTGGGCGAATTCATAAGTCAGAGAATAAAGAAGATTTGGATGTGAAGAACCACTCTGCACAGGATTGGGATGTTCCAACTTATGTCCCGAATAGTTATTTACGATTCTTTGAAGAAGCGCGTATTGACAGAGAACTTGGATTAGAATGGGTAGGTAAATCCTCTTTAAAAGTGTTTCATCCAACATCAACCATGCTTTATAAAACTGGTATGTTCCTTGAAAGCGGCTTCGAACCCACTGTAAAATCTTTGTGGGATCCTCGTAATCTGGAGAGACGTTCTATGTTCAAGGAGGGTTTAAAACGTTATACGGGAGCATTGGAAGTCGATCCAGATTCACAGAAAATGTTTATTGAAGCAGCAGTTGAAGTCGGAAAGGAATTAGCTAGACTTATGAAAATGCAAGGTCTTAATAATCGTGTGCTGACAATGACAGAAGCTATTAACAGGTTACACAATTGGGAGAGCCCATTTTCTAGAGCGATTGATAGGTCAGGTTCAGTAGGTTTTCCTTGGGTTCAGTTGAATTCACAAAGATCAAGGAAGCAGGATTATTTGGAAATGAGAGGAGAAAATTGGTATTTCAAACCTAGGGAAAAAGATCCTGTAGCCCATGATATTATGAATAAAACCCATCAACAGTTTGAGGATGCATACAAGAATCGATTACATCTTAATGTTGCTATTCCATATTTAAAGGATGAAACTGTTCCGGTTATGAAAATCTATAACCCGGAGAAAATGAAAACTCGTATTTTCTACTCTTTACCAATGCCATTTTTAATTAACTATCGGAGGTTGTTCGCTTCTCCCATGTGGCGAATAACTGAGACAATGGCGCATCATCCTATTAAAGTTGGAATTAATTGTACTTCTCATCAATGGCAACAATTGTATTATTCTCATACTAAAGTTTCAACTATGGGTTTTGCTTCGGACATGTCGAATTGGGATGGAACGTTACCCCTTGAACTAATTAAATGTGTACCAATTGTTTGGAATACCATCTTTAAAATTACTGATCCGAATTGGAAACCGGAGGATGACATAGCTAGAATCAATTTACATAAATCGTTGGAAGGTGCTTATATAGTTGCCGGTGACAACATTTATAGATTGAATCAAGCTATGTTATCGGGATGTCCAGGTACCGCTGTAGAAAATTCCATTATCAACTGGATTCTTTATTATTGTTGTTTTAAACGACTTGCTATGAGGAATGACCCATCGAAAGCTAATTACGTTTCGTTTAGGAAATACATAGCATTATCTGTTTATGGCGATGATAATTTTTGTACCGTACATCCTGACTGTCAAGATTGGTTCCATTTTAATTCGTTCAAGGAAGAAGCGGCTAGATTTGGGATTGTAGTAACATCTACTTCAAAAGATGGAAAAGCTATGCCTAATTTACAGCATATTGAAGAGCTTGAATTTTTGAAACGACGTTTTCGACCCGATTCCGGTTATATTATGGCTCCGTTGGCAAAAACATCTATTATCAAAAGTTTAGCATGGGTTAGAGATAGAGGTGCTTATGAACCTGTTAAAGATCCGCCTCATTTCTTGTTTGCTCGTAATACCAGGGAAATTGAATTGAATGTTTTAAAAGCTTGTGTTGAAATGTCTTTACATGGTGAACAAGAGTTCGAAAAGTTTATTCTGGAACTCGAGGAAGAGCTAATACGCATAAAACTTATGGTCATATTACCCAATTGGCGAGATGCTCTCGCAATTGTGGATTTTTATGTCTAATGCGGTTTACTGGTTTATGTTTATCATTTTAAAGTATTAAACAACGTAATGGCTTCATCAGCAAAAACTAACGAACAAGCTTTAGGGACTACAGTAGCAGCACATGGCACTAGTGGCCAAGTGTTAGCTGAACCAAGTCCAATTGATCAACAAATTCATGATAACCCTGGTACGATTAAGGCGTCGACTGCAATTGAAACTCTTTTCAACCTTTTGTTCAAAGATTATATTTTTAAAGGATTGTATACCATCTCTACTGATATGGCTCCCGGACAAATCATTTGGAAATTACCTATTCATCCAGCAGTTTGTAATCAATATAATGATCACGTAAGAAAAATGTTTAATGTTTGGACAGGAGGAATGAAAATGAGATATAAATTGATTGGAACAGCCTTTTATGGTGGATCCATTAGGATATCACATCTTCCACCCAATATCTCCGAAGAAGAGTTGGCTTTAATGACTGTAGAGACACTAACCGCGTATCCTAGTATGGATCTTGACCCTAAAAATACCAACTGGGTCGAATTCTATGGTGCAGATCAGCGAAATGTCTTGTATCATTACCAAAAAGATTTTAATCAGGAAATAGCCAATACTTTTGGAGGATGGGTAGTGTGCTACGTAGTAGGACCTTTAGTCACACAAGATCCAGCATTTAAGACCATCCAATCTGTTTTAGAAATTGCAGGAGATTTTCAATATCGACAACCTAATCCCATGTTTAATTCCGGAGTTCTTCCACCACCAGCAGATCAAGGACCTTTAGCCATTTCAACTTTGAGAAATTTACAATTCCAGCCATTGATTGATAATTATGCATGCGACCCTGATTCTGGAAAGATTGTGATATTGCCAAGTGAAATAAGGAGTTTGAGTGATGGTATTTTTAGTATTCGAGCTTTCAACGATCGAAAACCTGACCACTGGCCAAATTCTAGTTGGAATAACTGGGCTGAGGGTTTGAGAACTTTAATAGCTAATAATACCAGAACTCATGCTATATCAGCTGTTTGTATTAACACGCCGGTCTCAGGTGTAGATAATATTTGGTCTGAAATGAATCCTACTAATGGATCAGCATTTGGTATTGGAGTGCCACCTGAATATGTCTTCACCTATGATGCTAGTAATTTTGGTTTAGTTAATTTCACAACAAAAACTTTGGCAACGGTTAATTCAAAAGCCTCAACAGGATTTAGAGGGGCATCAGGAGCATTACAAACGCTAGGAGCAATAACAACATGCTTCGATGAGAAGAATGAATTGACTGGAGAATTAACACCATCAACATATACTGAACACAATCCTCTATTACCTATCATGAGATCTGATGAAAGTGTGGTTATGTTTCAAGCTACCGTTTTTGCAGCGATTGGTCCTCAAACTCTTAATATTGCCGAAGATTTAAAAGTGACCACAAATATGAATGAATCAGTGTCTTTTGTTTATTCTTTAAGATCATCGGTTAATCCAAATATTAATCTTGCTTGGATTCGATTGAACCCTAATGGCTTGTTAACAACTAATGCCACTAAAGACACTGTGTCATTCGAATTTCTTTCTGGAGTTGAATACTACTTGCATTTTGAACAGAAATTGGATATGGGTACACCTCTTCCTCAAGTACCCACAAAATTAGCCAGAAGGCAAAGAAGGTGGATGAAAGAGAAAACTCAACTCAGGAAAGAAAAGAAATGTGATATGGATAGGTTAATAGATCTTTTTGAGGACATGTTTTACAAAAAGTAAGCATGTCATTTCAGTCGCGCGAGGGGGATGACGTTAACTACCCCCGCCGGAATACTAATCCTTAGACGTTCTTCCCTTTGGATTAAGTAAATCTTAATAACTTTTAAATGGCTAATAGCGATTTACCGGAATTTTTACAAAAATACGTCACAAATTTTCCCAAGGCCAGTTCTGGATTGAGCATTCAACAAAAGCAAAATATTGAAGAATTGAGAAAACTTCCCATTCAGGATTCAGACTCACCTCGTTTAATTTGCTTAAAGTGCTTTCCTGATATCTCTTACGAGCGTATGTTAAAAGAAGAGGTGTTTAGGAACGCTTGGTATTCATACTTAGAACATAGCAGTCAGTGGAAAAATCATGTCCGTGAACGATACGAACGTAGTCGACGAGTTTGTGAAGAGGAGTCTGCCTCTGGGTCTCCTGAGGCCGATTAATTCTGGAACAAGGGACATTATCTGCTATTATTATTTGTGTGAATATACGCGGGTTGAAAATCCTTGCCCGCTTAATAATCAACTTGTAGCAACCAATTCTCTTCAAGATAAATTGTGTCCATTTTGTCAAAGTAAACGTAGGTGTGTCAAAGCAGAATACCATATCAATAATAAATTGGCTGATTTACTTCCAAATTCAATCATTTTTACAGAAATTGAAGACCACACTAAGTCGTTGAGAACATTGTACTTTAAAGGATATTATCCAGGAGACGCAACTCTCACAGGTAAGAACCATTTCAACATTCGAGCCGGGTACAATTATCCTGACGGTCGCTGTGTGGAATATCATCAACGATATGGACCTCCTCAAAACAATTATCTCCGAACTCAATTCAGCTTTGGCCACTCCCCCTGCCCCCCAATCAGAGGAAATGGAGATGCAGCCGATGGGCAATTCCAAGAATGTCGACCAGAACGCATCGACACTACAGGACCCCGTCCAAGAATCATCTCAAGAACCCACTGCAACTCTAAATCCTCAAGCCCCCCCCTTTAATCCCCAAAAATCCGATTATTACAATATGAAATATCCCAACTTTGTAAAATCAGGAGTAACAGGTGAAGGTTCCAATCTGGCCCCAGCATCATCATCGAGTAAGACTGGAGGTTTAGGTCAAAATATTTCACAACATTTCGATAACCTAAACCGCGATAATCGGGCCAGCCCAAATATTCCATCTCGAGATAACCAATCTACGCTAGGAGGTTTGGGAGAAGCATTAGAACCGCTCACCCCCGTCTTAGACTCGTTAGGTCAATTCCTTCAAACACCTGGAGTTGGCTACGGTCTAGGTAACGTAGTATCCAGCTTGTCAAGAGCGATTAGCGATCCAATTCAAAAACAACAACAATTGGATCAAGATCGTTACTTCTTCGATACGTCGAATAAGCAAGCCCAACAGCATGGATACATAAACGCTGCCTCGCTAGCGAATCAGCGCGGTCCCCAGATGGGATCCCTGATTTCTGCAAGACGGGGCGGTGGTTTAGAAAACTTCTCTGCGTAAATTGGTTATTTTGATTTTAGAGAAATCACTGTTACTTTTTCCCCGATTAAGAGTACCCCTAAAAGCCAAAAATTAAATAGAAATTGTGCTGTCTGACCGAAAAGCCTAAGGCGTAAGGTGCGAGAAGCTACCCACAGGGAACATGAAGATGCCTGAAATATGGTCTGGATTCAACCAGATATCGAAATTCTAATGATTGTTGCTGTAGTGGGGAATGTCTCATAATTAATTGTGCCGTCTTAAAGAAAAATTAACAGTGGTGTTGGTGCCATCTGCCACTAGTTGCGAAGCTCATTGAAAACTTATTAGTCTTCGGGGGCCAGCGATTAGGTGTCTGTTTCCATTCCATCTGGACTATGTAACTAGTGGAATTCGTCCAAAGGTAATGCCCTGGGATGGTTATCAACATCCA